AATCCTCAGTGATGAAGCACCATTGCGCGTCCGCACCACAAGGGTCTTGAATCATCGGGTCCATGTAGACCGAGAAACTGTTGCGAATGCGCCCAATCTTGATCTCTTGGTCAAACGAGTTGGCATCGCAATACTCAGTCAGGATACGGAAGTACCCCTCACCGAACGCCACCTGATTCTCGCAAGCCGTATCGTAGGCAACATCTGCATCCGAGACATACTCGATGTGTCGCACCATGCCTTGGAAAATCTCAGCAACCTCTGGGTCAGCCACATCGTCAGCAGGGATCACCTTGCCTGATGGTCGATTCTGGCGCTGATCGTTGGTGACTTGGCGAACGTGCTGGGGGAGCTTGTTGATCGTCAGGCAGGGGCGAGCGTTGATCGTCTGCCCTTGGATCGAGCCACGGGTGGACAGCACATCGGCAGGCCACTGGAACTGGTTGTCGGGGCTACCCGCGTAGAACCGCAGGTCGTCCAACTCGTCCTCTCGGGAGTCCGAAAGAGCCGAAATCGCCATAGTCATGCGACTACGGGCGGTGGCGAGGATGTCTTTGTCTTTATCGCTCATCTTGTACGCATTCTATTGTAATTAGGTGCTTGTACGCGTGTTGCCAACTCATTCAATATCATCGCCTCTGTGGCTGCGGTAGCGTCAACATGGGGAGGGGCTGACCGGGTAGGTGTGTTTTGCTGCTGCATGTTACCCACACCAAATGGTCTGATCTCATCATTCGACGCTCTGTAAGCATCCTCCTCTTTCCCCCAAGCAGGGGCGAGGGCTTTCAGCGCATCAACACCATAAGCACCATCGCCATAAAACTTGGAGTACGCGTCATATAGTCTACGCTCATCCGGCGTAACCGTATCTGGCGCGTTCCGAATCTTGCGTGAGATTTCTAGATACTGCTCACCCCATTGTCGATGAGCGGCATGCGTCATTTCATGAGTAAGTGTTCGAGTTGCGCCATCCTCAGGTATACGCCAATTGATTGACAGTTTCCCACGATCCGGCACATCTTTGACGAATAGGCCAGGGTATGCAAACTCACCATTGGTGCCCTCACCAAGCGCTGCACTCATGTTCATCTCAGGCATCGCACGCCGAGAAATCAGATAATTGGATAGTTGCTGATACTCCGGGGACTCGGATGCCGCTTTGAGGATACGCTGTTTGCGTACATCAGGAGTCCACGAATACTGCTTATCAGCCATTAAGCCCCCATCCATGAGGTTGTCACCATGCCCGGAGTATAACTCTTACGAGTCTCCTTGCGCAATACGTTCTCCCGGTGGGCCATTGGGAACGCAAACGTCACGGCCAGCGCATCGGCCGCGTCCGGGGAGGCCAGCCCCCGTGCCTTCATGTCCTTTTTACTCTCCAGGAAGATGGTTCCCGACGAATCCGGCTTCTTACGGACCCCTGTCAGGTCCGACTTGAGCCCCCGATCAGTCGGGATGCTGGCTGTCTTGAGCCAGTCCTTCACCGCACCCCACATCTCAGCACGTTTGTTGCCGTACATCTTGGGGTTCTTGGCCTTCCAGCCGAAGTTAACCCCCCGGACCTTGTACTTCTGCTCTGTCAGCCGATCTAGGATGCCGTACCCGAGCCCACCCTCGTCGATTGTGGTCAGATCGGGCCGGAACTCCTCAATGGCGTCGATTACCCGACCCACCACCTCCATAGTGTCCTCGCCCTTGTACCGCTTGATCGCCACGATGTCGCGCCCCTTGCGCACCACGATCACGGTATAGTCAGCCCCACCACGCGCCGGGTCCACCCCCATGACCGTGGGCGCTCCGGGGTCCTTGTACGCTGGCCTACGGAACGCATCCTCCACGGTCATGGGCGAGATGAACTGATCCTCCCCGGTGCTCGGGAACTCCCCGTACACCTCAACCATGGCCTCGGACGAGTCTTCACCGTGCTCCGCGATGATCTGCTCGTAAATCGCCTTGTCAGTACCCTCCACCGTCCGGGCGTCGATACGATCACCGTCCCAAAAGTCCCGTTTGGCGTGGAAACACTCGAAAAAATACCCCGTGTTGCGCCGTGGGTTCGAGAATGCGAACCAGTACCGATCCAGCACGTTCTCAGTGAAGAAACCCGCCGCCACGCTCCAGATCGCATCCGGGATACCGCTGGCCTCGTCAAAGATCACCATCATCCCGTCCATGTTGTGGGCACCGGCATAGCTGTCCGGGTTCTCCTCGCTCCACAGCTTACCCTCAGCAGCCCAATACCGGGTACCCTTCTTGAGATCGCGCTCCACCAACTCCGTGATCCACTGCGCCGGTACCAGTTTGGTCGCGCTGATCTCCCACCAGTGGGCGTTGATCGCCATCGTCGTCCACTTGGTCAACTCACCCCATGTGACCGTGCGCAGCTGGTTCTCGCTGTTGGCCGATACGATCACCGTGGACCCGATCCGAGTACTCAGCATCCACAGGATCAGCCACGACACGAGGGCACTCTTGCCGATCCCCCGACCAGACGCTACCGCCTTACGCAGCGCCTCCATAGTAAGCTGACCCTTGTTGGCTGCGATGTGGGTGCCAATGTCCCGCAGTACCTTGCGCTGCCACTTCCTCGGACCCTTGAACTTGGCGAGAGGTGTCCCCTCCTGACCCCACGGGAACGAGAACAGGACGAACGACTCCGGGTTGTCCGCGATCTGCGGACTCCACAACTGAGTCATCAGTACCTGCTCCTCCTCCGGGGTGTACTTAATCTTCTGCATCGGAGCGGTCCTCTAGTCGGTACTGAGCGTCGGAGATGTCCACAAGCTGCGCCTCCATCACCCGCGCGTTGGCGTCCCTCAGGGCGTCGGTGACGCTGATATTACCCACAACCTCAAGGGTCTTGGTTTCCCCGAAGCGCTTGCGGTTCATGTAGCCCACCTGCCACTTGATCGAGTCGATCCTGAGCTTGCTTCGATTGAAGTCCTCCATGACCGGGTTCCCGTCGTCCCCAATCCCTTCTGCAATCTCGGGAACCTGACTTGCCAGAATCTCAGCCCCAATCTCCAGTGCCTCGTAGTACCGGGCTAGGCGCTTCTGATCCTTCTTGATCCACGACATGAACTTGCCACCATCGAGTTCCCGGAAGTCCGATTTGATGATCCGGTTCAGGGACATGCCCTGTGTCAGCTTATCGAGTGTGGTTTCAAATGCGGCTTCAAACTCAGCGTGGCGCATCTGACGCACGAGTTCCATCCGTTGCTCCCGAGCAGGGCCGTCCTGTAGGAAGTCCGAGAGGGATGAGCGGGTAGCAGTCGGGTCCGGGGTTGTCAGCCAATCCGGTACCGGGGTGACGATGTAGGGTTCTTTCACGATGGGTATGCCACGCCTATGTAGATAGTGGTGTCATTGTATCTTAGAGAGGCTGTTTCATCCAATCGGGTAATTCCGACACCCTGTCGTACATCTTTAGCAACACCTCGTCAAGAGAGGTTATGGATCGTCGGTTGAAGTCGTCCACACTAAACCCTCTAGAGTGTGAATCAGTGAGCCTGTCGGCCATTTCAAACACGACTCTCCTGTTATCCATTGCGACATATGCAAAGATGTCGCACGCATTCTTTGAGTTTGCTGTGGATGAGAAACGGTATCCCGGGGTTCTGGAGTTCTTACTAGAACACGGACCCGATGTAGTTTTGACCTGAATGGTGAACACGATGCCCCGTCCGAAATCAGCCACTATGTCATAAGGTGCCCCAGCCATGATGTTGCAGGCGGCTTTAATCCCTCGCACAAGTAACTCCACACAGACGAGTGATTCACCAGCATCGCCCAGATACGAATGATATGACGCACCTTGAGTCCACCAAGGGTATGCCTGAATCTTCTCAAGTGTCGTATTGTGCGTTCTGATTATATGAATCGGACCCTCCGGTTCACTGTGTTCGACGGGTTGTATATCGGACGCCTTGATCCTGATCGGCACACCGTTCACGCATAGGGTATACGCCCCAGATTTACGGGGTATCAGTCTATGACTTCTCGCATTGCGTACATCTCCTGATTCGGAGACCTCATATAGCTTCTGGAAACCTTGGATGCTGAACCACTTCATGACCGCTCCTAAAATAAAAAAAATTATATCACAGATTTATTTTTAAAAGGTGTCTGGAAGTAGTGAATTTTGTTTCCGGGTCCATACCACCAGAATCCCAGACCCCAAGGCCCCACCCCACCCCCTGATTCTCAAAGCTCCGGATTCCCCGCAACCTAGCCAGACTAGGCGCAGGCACCAGTACCCAACACAGCATGGAGTTCTACCCTTAACTGGGGTCAATTGCTCACGGAACCATGGCACACGGACCATCGGGGGCATCGACTCTTGGAGTTTCCCTACGTTTAGGGTCAATTGCTCACGGACTCAGGGAATCCCATGGAAATGGTCCACTTGCCCGGAAACATGGACTCGGAGTTTCCACACCGTTTTGCACCAAATCTGGAGTTTCCCTACGTTATAGACAAATTGCCAGATTTCCCCAGATTCCGAGTTTCCGGGTTCTGGAGTTTCCGTACAGGTTGGGAAACGGGTCCAGAGTTTCCCTACGTTTTGAGAGATTTGATCCCCTGTTTCGGAGTTTCCACACAGAATGTACAAACTGCCTCAACACAGAGATATTTATAATTGATCTTTTCTATATTCG